AGCCTGTAGATGAACCAGCAGGTACTGTTGTAACGGTTCCATCACCATTATCCAAATATGTAATGCCGCCAACGGTAACGTCTACTCTGGGATTAAAGGTCGAGTTAGTATCTCCACCAACAGTATTTCCACTGCTATCAAGCGTTGAAATAGTTCCGTTTGAATCAATTGCAGTAAAAGTTCCGTCAGTGTTTCCAACGACTGTAGAACCACTTGATAAAGTATCTGTTACTGATGAAGGAACTGTATCGCCAAAAGCGCCATAAGTGTTATGTACGTTTCCAGTCACAGTATCTGCAGTAGCACTAGCATTTAAACCGCTACCTATACCATAGTCATTAAGATCAGAACTAAATGTGGAACCACCGCTAGTATTATCAGCGTTATTGAGATTAACGTTATTAAAAGTATCTGTGTAAACAGGTTCAACAACATCAGTACCATCATCAAAAAGAGCAAATGGTGACCGAGGGCGGGTAAGGCTATCGTCATTATCAACTAGGAAATTTCCCACGTTACCAAAATTAGCTCCACCGCCAAACCCACCGCCAAAATCGTTACCCCCACCAAAGTCGCCGCCAAAGTCGTTACCACCGCCAAAATCGCCTCCACCACCGCCACCATCGGCTGCTGTAAAAGTAAAATTATCATCCGCAAAAGAAAATTCAGGCAATCCAGTAATGGGATTAATAGTTCCTGCACCCCCAGCACGCTTTAGCATTCGCGCTTCTTGCGGGTTGATATGCGCCAACATGGTGTCGCCATTGCGACCAAACCTAGCTAAGTCTCTTATCTCACCCTTATCAAACCCAGTAATGCGGCCACCAGTACCGTACTTAACTACAGGTTCACTAGGGTTAGTACTACCTTCACCTTGATTATCAAAAGCTTGATTAAATGCAACGCCACCACCAGCCATGTTATTCTCCTTATGCGGGTAAATACTTACGTGGCTGGATTTGTCGGCCTTGCTTTGGGTTACCTGTACGAGCTTTGCGTACCTTGTTCATCATGGAATAAAGCTGTTTAGCGCCTGCATCGGTTGAGCCATTACCCAAGTGAGAAACGACATCGGCGGGCACAACAAACTCTCCATCTGCTAAACGAGCAGGTTGCCTAGAACCAATACGTGCAGGAATGCTGTCAGACATACCATCTCCAGGGCCTTTAAGCATGCGGCCTCCATCAGAATAACCACCTAAACTTGCAATACCACCGGTCTGTCCACCCCTTGCAAAACCGTATGGGCGATATGCAGCAGGGTCAAATCTATACTGACTGAGTGCGCCACTGTATTCTTTCTTTCTAGGCACGCCTCCACGCATTTGATCAGAGATCATGCCAAGACCAGCGATACCAGCACCACCAGCAAGAAGTTGTTGCTTAGGAGTTAAATTACTAAAAGCCTGACTAGCTCTATCAAACATGCCTTGTGGGGCTGCGGCACTTGGAGCAGTTGCAGGCATAGAATTAATGGAATACTGCACAGCGGGATTACTACCCATTATGGACGTGCCGGGCGCACCCATACCAGCAGTACCGGGCATTGGAGCAAAGTCGGGACTAATTGATCCCAAACCACTACCAGTTTGCGCACTAATAGCTTCAGGTAAAACCGCAGTTGTAGAAGCCGCACCGGGAACGGCGCCAGCCGCCTCGCCAGCAGCAGCGCCAGCACTACCAAACATAGCGCCACCAGCACCACCCATCAGGCCACCAAGCAAGGCACCTTGCAAAGGGTCTTTACCTTGGATAATAGACGTACCGCCACCTACAGCAGCGCCAGTCATCATGGCGTTTAGAAGAGCCGCTTCGCCAACACCTCCACCAATGTAGAGATTACGTGTGCCATCACGTCTGTAGCCGTTGAATTTATTGGGGATAAGCATGGGTAAGGTGCTCCTTGAATTGGGTGGATATTATCATGTTGCTAATGCAGACACAAATGAAAGTGTGGCTACAACAGATTGGGTAGAAGGTTTAGTAGGCGTGCCAGAAGCGGCAAGGTGCTGGATGGTTACAGCAACGTTAGGCACAGACCAGTAAATCTCAACGTAGTCATTTGCCGCCATATTTAGAAAATAGTTCCAACCAACAATTGCATGTCCGTCCGTGCCTGCGTGTCTGTTTGGAATAGAAACAAAGCCTGTTGAGCCGGGAATATCTACACCGTTTTGACGAAGCCAGATGTACACATCTTGGAAGGCAGTGTCTGTGTTTACAAACTGAGCGCTAAACTGCAAGTTGTATATGCCTGCATTAGCTACCGTGATTTTGGAAGAACTAATGGACACCTCGCTTGCAAAATCTACAGTATTAAGCGTCATTAACGTAGCAGTGTTTGCTGTAGTTGTTTGATCTTGATCGCTAGAAAACGCGCCATACGCAAACGCTACGTATTTACCACCAGTTGGGCCAAACAACTCTCCAAGCGCATTTTGTAATTGGTTAAAGTACAAACGCAAAACGTTTGTGAATTGATCCTGATATCGACGTTCATACTCATCCGTACCCAATGGTAAGTTAGGTACAGCGGGGTTAATAATCCTGTTCTTAGAGGGCATTAACGTCTACCGTCCGGTCTAATGTCAATACGAGGTGCGCCTAACTGCCAAGCGGTATTAATTTGATTGGAGCTAATCTTAAAGATCATTTGACGCCCACGTAGCCGAGTATAGATCTGCCCAGTAAATTGTTCTGTAATTACGTATGTACTACTTTTAGCCACAGGTTGCGTAGCAGTGCTTGTTACCCCAGAGCCTGAGTTAGCTAAACCATACAAAGTCATTGTGACAGAAGGAACATCTCCAGTAGGAGAGTTAGTAGAGTCTTCAAATGTTAGATCCGGCAGTACGCGCCAGATAAAACCAAAGTTGTGCCCATCACCAATATCAAACTCAGACGAACTAATATAAGCGTCAATAGCAACGGTTGTACCCGTAGCGTTATTATTTAATCCGCTTTCGTGATTAACAAGATTACCCGTACTTGTAGATGGATCATATATAGCAGCTAGTGGGAAGCCCCGCAATCCTGAGTCAAGCCAAGCAGAACGTTCCATAGTGCCGTAGTACCAGATTTTTTCAAGGTAGTTATACACAACATACTTGTCAATTAACGTGCTACCAGCGGAAACGTAGAACCACCAAACTTCATTAAAACCTTCATTAGTTCCACAAAAAACTTGTTCAGTTTGCTCTAAGTTAAGGTCTTGAAAAATAAAACGACGAAGGTCACAGTTAAGCGTCTGTATACGACCATCATAAGCATAGAACTTATCTACACCCATCCAATACACCACACCAGATGCTTGCGTTGCAGCATTAGGGCTAATAATAGATACGTTGTCACCAAGAAGTTGTGAGCCCCAAACATAAGGAGGGCCAAGATACTGCAATGAATACAAAGAAGCATCGGTAAACACTACAATTTCTTGACGTGTTTGCACAGTAGTAATAATTTCAGAACCATGAGAAAGTCTTAAACTTCCTGCTTGATTAGTAGCTGCGGGAATCCATGTAAATGGATCTTCTTGATCTGACCAGCGAATAAACATTGGATCTATTGCAGTTGGGTTTACCGCATTAGGATCGTTTGTGCCAAACACAATTACAAAACGAGATGCATCAGAAACAGTAAGACTATTTTGCACCACGGGTGTTTCAGCGTCGCCAAGAGTTGTAAGGTTTACACCTCTGGTAGTCACACTAGTTGTAGCATCCCAATAATAGATACCACCACCGCGAGGGCCAAAAAGTAAATTCTGACCAAAATTCATTTGGCTCCACAACTGCAAACTTGAAATTGGCGCACCGCCATAGCCCCAAGTACCAGCACCCCAAGCACCTGCACCCCAGCCCGTTAGTGGTACTGCAAAGGCGGGGCCAGCATTAACTTGATACGCAGCAGATACGGAAGCTCCACCACCGGGAGAACCTGCAATAGCTGTTGCATTTGGTGTTACGGAAATAACAATCGTGTAGGTGTTGGCGTCAATGACGGTAACTTGAAACTCTTTATTAAGAACTGCGGCAGTTACGTTTGTACCAACACCACCAATGTCAACGGCACCGCTATAAGTTACAAAAGACCCAGTGGTTGCGCCATGCGCCGTATCAGTAACAGTAACAGTTGTAGAAGCTGTTAGTGCAAACGGGTTGTTGTTGATTGTGCTTGTTGCGCGGATAGGCGTAATGTCGTTGTACGCACCGCCTTGCTCAATGTAAAACTTAGTATTAGTACCTACACCAACAAGATTTTGATTTTGCAGGGTAACCCAGTTCCAAAGTGAACGGCATATACCGTTATAGGTATAGCCTGAAATGCGCTGCCATCCACCAATTACTTCTGGGTTGCCTTGACGGAAACGCACCTTGTCACACTCATACCAACCACCTTCCGTGGTGTAGCGGGTGTTTTCTTTATTTACCCCCGGCTTGAACAGTATTTTTTGTAATGGCATTGGCAACCTTTATTTTCTGGCAACGCCTTTGGTCTTCTCAAAAGAACGCCTACCGGCAATGCCTAAGATGCCTGATAATATCACCCATAGTTGGTCTGCGTCCAGTACTGGTGGAGGCTCCATGCC